TTCCAAAATTGCAAATATTACAGCATGGAACAATATTATTCATCGAATGACCCATCGTATTATTAATTCGATCGATACCATTATATTTAAAATTACCTTCCAAAAGAGATTTATCTGAAGAAGATTTTTTATTAGTTTTGTTATTAAAATAATTTGAAAACATATCCGTACAATAAAAGCATGGTAATTGTGATAATGAATAAAAATATTCAATGCTTAAATTATTTTCATCAAGCTTGTAATTATAAAACGCAGTGTTTATTGTAGATCTAAGATAGTTATTATCTGGCAAATTTATTTGATCATATTTAAAATACGGAACTTTTACTTTAAAATTTAATACCTTTCTAATAAATTCATTATGCTTTAAATTATTTTTATATTGATTACATCGTTTGCAGCAGCTAACGACATTATCTATTGTGTGATATTTATCATTGTCAATTCTGTCAATTCCATTATATACAAAATTTCCATTTTGTTTTGATTTTTCAGATCCCCTAGAAGATTTGCAATTGAATATATTGTATGTTTGGCTAGGACTTAGCCCGCAATAAAAACAATCTAATTGAGATATTTTAAAAAAATCATTAAAAGAAATATTCATTTTATCATCTCTTAATTTGTAGGTCTGCCAAACTCTTCTGGCTGAGGCTATATCTGGATTATTTTTACGCCTGGCATCGTGAAGTAAATAAGATCTTTCAGAAATTTTCTGTAGGTTTAAACAGCCGCAAGATTTAGTATTATTACTTTTAAGTTTTTCTGATACGACATTAGTTATTTTTCCGCAATCACATAAACAGTCCCAAGTAATATATTTTCTATTATTTTTAATAACAGTTATGGGCTTTCCTTCTTTTAATACCAAAAGCCTTTCAAATTTTTTTCCTACTAAATTTTGTTTATTGCTCATTATTTTTTATAAAATAACCATTAGTCGGTGTGCTGTCAATTAAAATTGTATAATTTATTAATATTTAGGTAATAATTATATATTATAATCAGCACCTTTGTGCTGCGCTGGCGTAAGCTGGCAAATAATACCCATATATGGAGTTTTGCAAATGAATATGTTTAATAACGGCGGAGAAATGAACGCCAACTCACTAAAAGATCTAGCAGCTCAGCTTGCTAAATACGCATCGGCATTAGACGACGGAGCTTCTTCAAGCTCAGTCGGCGGCTCAACCGATATGTCGGATGCACGTCGTGATGATCTAATCTCACGCGCCATCTCGACCCAGGACGGAAAACTAGCTTTAGCTCAGGCAATGGCTAATCCAATTCGCCGCAATCTTGACTACCATGGCATCGCTCGTAGATCCCTTGTGGTAGATGCGTTGCCACAAGGCGCAATGGCTACTTACGAACGCGACGTTGACGTTCAAGCAGTAGTTATTTCGTCCAATGGTTCGGGTCCAGAGAGCCGCATCTTCGGTGACCGCGTTGTGGTTCCTGAGTTCGAAATTTACGCAAATCCAACCATCCGTATTGCAGAAGTCAAACGTCGTCGTTTCAACGTTATTGACCGCGCAGTCCAGAAAGCTCGTCAAGAGATCATGGCACAAGAAGATGCTAACGTCTTCGCAGCTTTCGACTCAGCAGCTCAAGTAGAAAATCAAGCCGTTGATATTTCTGACGCAGGTCTAACCAAGCGCGATCTACTTGCCATCAAGGCTCAGGTTGATCGTTGGGACCTAGTAACCACCAAATTTTTCATGAACATCCTAGATTACAACGATATCCTATCATGGGGTTCCGGTGGTGGTCAAGGTCTAGGCGGCGGTGAATTCGATCAGGTCACCATGCGCGAAGTTCTACAGACCGGTCTTTACGCCAGGATCTGGGGCGCAGATATTCTCGTTTCGAAGATTGTACCACCTGGTACAGTTTACGCAGTTGCTGATCCCGAGTTCGTCGGCGTCATGCCAATACGTCAAGACATTGAAGTACTTCCCGCTGACGAACCACGTCAACTAAAACTTGGCTGGGTTGTAAGTGAGATTATCGGAATTGGGATTGTTAATCCACGAGGCGTAGCAGTTGGTCGTAAGTCAGTTGTCGTCGGTCGATAATTAAAAATAACCTGTAAAATACTCGCTTTAAAATGTGAGGGGCTCTTAGGAGCCCCTCTTTTTTTGTCGTTCAAATTACCTATTACTTATTTTTTTTGAAAATATCTTGACAAATTCGCGTAAGCAGGTTAGATTATGTATCTGCTACAATCTTTAAAAAACGATCTAATATATTGAACATGATAAAAAAATTAAACGATATTTGCCTAGAAGAAAGAAAAGAAATTGTAACAGCCTATGAATCTGGAAAAGGGGCGGAAACAATCGCGAAATTTTTTTCTAATTCAAACATAATTTACACTCCTGGAGTTATTAGAAACGTTTTAAAAAAAGAAGGTGTGATAATTAGACCATTGCGGGACTGGGCAGAATATGAAGAGAACATAATGTGCAAAATGTATAAAAATAATACAAGCCCAGCTAAAATTGCGCAAGCTTTTATACTCGCCGAAACTGGATCTAATAGAAGAAGCGTAACTGCGGGCGGTATCAAAAGTATCTTGCGTAGAAGAGGCGTGGTTATGAATAAGCCAGGTCAAACACAAAGAAAATACCAATTGAATGAGAAATTTTTCGATACTATTGATAGTGAAAGCAAGGCTTATTTTTTAGGATTCATGTACGCGGACGGATGTAATCAAATTTTACATAATAAGGCTAACATTTCTTTAAATGAAATAGACAAAGAAATTGTTTATAAACTAGCGGCGCTCGTATATTCTACAAAAGAAGATATTGATTCTCAGGTAAAAAGAACGGATAGATCTTCAGAAGATAAAGGTATAGATTATACCCTTCATATGAATAGCAAATATATGTGCCAATCATTAAGTAATGCTGGGTGTGTACATTTAAAAACATTCAAATTAACCTTTCCTAATTTTTTAAATACTTTTTTATATAGGCATTTTATTAGGGGATATTTTGACGGAGATGGCTCATTATATAATCCCGATAATGATAAAACTGGATGCAAAATAATTTCTACGAAAGAATTTTTAGAGGAAATTCAATCTATTATCAAAATAATTGGTATTTCATCAAATCTTTATGAGAATAAAGTAGGTAGCGATAAAAACACCTATATTCTTACAATAAGCGGAAATCGTAATATTTACAAATTCACAAACTATATTTACAGCTCCTCTTCAATTCATCTAGAACGAAAATATAATAAATATTTAGAGCTTCGTAATAAAATGAATGATATTGATAAAAAAATATTATCTGGAACTTGTGGATTTCCAATGAGCGGATATAAGCTTATGTATCCTGAATTAAAACAAACTTTGGTTATTGGTGGCGTTAAATTAACGAATAAATATTTATCATCTCTATCAAGATCCGAGAGAGAAAATATTGCTAAAAAAACATTAGACTATTTACGATCTATCGGAATATCCGCTTATTGCGAAAATAATACTATGTATAGTTATAGTTTATATTTAAACTACGATATGAGCGCTTCTAAAAGACAATCGATATTAGAAGCATTTGCCAGCGATAATAAATTATTATATACCATTAGAAATGTTATGAAATCGGGGTTGCAAAAAGAGCTTGAAATTTCTATTAACGTTATTTTGCAATCACTAATATTATAATTATAATATAAATTTATTATTTAGAGAATACAAAGCGATATCCATCCATCAATAACGATATAGTCACAAGCAAGGGAGTAAAATATGAGTAAGTTACGCATTAAGATAACAGAGGAACAATGGCTTGAAATAATTAGTAAGTGCACTAATGGCATATCTGCGCCAATCGTTGCGTTAGAGTATAATACTAGTGAACAAGTTATACGAAGAGGGATTAAAAAAAGGAATGTCGTTTTAAATTTTCGTGGAAAAGTTATGTCTGAAAAAGACATAGATTTTGCTGTAAAAGAGTATGCTGTAAAATCTGCGGAACAAATAGCATTTTTGTTAGAAGTTAGTCCGGACCAAGTTTTGGATAAGCTTCGCGCAAGAGGCGTTATTATTAGATCTGCTTACGACAGATTTTCATATAAAACATAATAGCACTATTATCCATTTTAAAAAATGGATATATGATATATATCATTACATGAATAAAGAAAAATTATGACAATAACAAATCAAACTTATCCCGAATTTAACGAAATATTCGTTATCGAAGGAAACGCTTTGACAAAAAAATACGTAGCCTCTTTATCTAAAGAAGAGAAAGAGGTTCTTGCAAAGAAAACATTTGATTACATCAGATCCATAGGCTTGCATTTGCGCATCGATAAAGATCCAATGAAAGACTATCAAGTTCTTATAAATAATAAGCCTGATATCTCAAAGCTCGAAATAAGTTCAAGTAATAATATTTGCACAATGCTTTGCAAAAGATTTTGTTATGAGCAATTCTATGCGGCTAAATATAAAAAAAGCACTTCATTATTCGACGCGTTTCATAACGATGAAACTCTTTTGAAGTCCATTAGAAATAGAATGAAGCTTGGATGGAAAACAGAAACCGATGAAAAGTTTGATATCTCTTTAAAAACAGTATTCCGCGGATTTATATCCGGAGGCTTTAGCTACAATATATCTATATTCAAACCTACGGCTGCTAAATATTTATATGAGCGATATTCAGAATATGGCGATACGGTATACGATTATTCTGCAGGGTGGGGAGGAAGGATGCTGGGCGCCGCTGCAGCGGGAAGAAAGTACATTGGAACCGATCCTCTTACAACGGGTAGTCTTCGTACAATGGCAAACCACTTAGCCTTAAAAGACATAAATCTTATAAAGAGCGGATCCGAAAATGTAAGGCTTGAGGAAAACTCTATTGATTTTTCATTTAGCTCGCCTCCATATTTCGATTTGGAAAAATATTCGAATGATGATACGCAGGCTTACGCAAAAGGCTCAGAATACTTCTACGAAGAATATTGGCGCAAAACTTGCGAAAATGTAAAATTTATGTTAAAGCCTGAAAAGTTCTTTGGATTAAATATAAATAATGATATTAGAATGGTTAATATTGCTAAAGAATATTTTGGAGAGCCTTTTGAAGAAGTTAAAATGACAATGGTAAAAAGCCATTTTGGTGATAAAGACAACCCAAAATATGAGCCTATTCACATTTTTAAAAATTTAAAATAATTCAATAATATTCTATATCTTATGTAAGTCTTAAATTGCTTAAGGTAAATATGAGCGGGTATGTTACTTATTGGGGAGGGGAGGCGCTGGCGGCGGTGGAGCTGATTCTGCTCCTAGAGCTGCTGAATATATAACTTTAGCTACCGACGCAACACTAACAAGTGAAAGAGTGTTAACTGCCGGAACAAACATTACCATTAACGATGCGGGTCCTGGAAACGCATTGACTATTAGCGCTTCAAATCAAGCGCCCGTAAATGCACAGTACCTAACTTTAGCAAGTAATGCTACACTAACTGATGAAAGAATTTTAACTGCCGGAACAAACATTAGCTTTGTTGATAGCGGTGCTGGTGGAACATTTACGATAAATAGCAATCATGTCACAAGCGATGCTTCTTCATCAGCAAGAGGAGTTGTTCAGCTAGCTAACGATTTAGGTGGAACTGCGTTACTTCCGCAAGTACTAAGAATAAATGGAACAACAGTTCCAGCGACGCCATCTGTCGGACAAGTATTAACTGCAACTTCAGGATCCGCGGCAACGTGGCAGGCTCCTGGTGGATTTACGTCTTTTTGGAGAGCAGCCTCAGCCCCACCTGCTGGCGCTATACCGTCCGCTGCTGCGATTTGCACTTCCTCGCTAACAGGAAGTGTACCCTTAGTTAATGCTAATTCTGGGTCAAACTACTTTTATAAATGCAATTTATACTGTGCAAATAACGCAACTGATATTTATTTTTATGATAGATTAGCCCATATGGGCGGTTTAAGTGGCACATCATTAATTTCACAAACGGTAAATTTGGATGTTAGCGACATATCTCTAAACCTCAGAAAAGGAGATGCTATGTTTTCAGATGTTCAGTGGTGGGCTGAATGGTATAGCAATACTGGATCATCTGCGGTTAATAACGTAACTATATCCTATACTAACGCTGCCGGTATTGCAAATAGAAGTACCACAATAAATATGTTCGCTTCTGTAGCTGCAAATAGGATGATTCCAATCATTGGTTCTGGTGGAGAATTCATTCAGTCAATACAAACAATAACTTTACCAACAAGCTCCGGTGCTATAGGTAATTTCGGAATAACTGCAACTAGGATTATATCTAGTGTTTCCTGCCGGATTTCAAATAGTATATCTTATAATGATTGGCAGCAATTAGGATTACCGGTTATTCAAGATGATTGTTGCCCCATGTTAATTGTGATTCCCAGTGCAACAAGTACTGGAACAATAGGCGGAGTAATAAGGTTAACTGAGGGATAATAATATGCCAATTACTAGTTTAGATACATTAATAAATAGTTTTAATAATTCTCAAGCATTTTTAGTCAATAAAGCTTCGCTAACATCGCAAGTAACAGGAGGCTGGACTTCGATGTGGCGCGCCATTGGAATTCATGGACAAGCTTCATTGCCATCTTCAGGGCAGGTATGTGATAAGTCAACTTTTGGAGCACTAACTTTCTCAGACGCCGGAGTAGGAATTTCTAATTATTTGATTCGAGGAACTTGCTTAGCTGGAATATCTGCTACAGATGTATATGTCGTAGATAGGCTTTTACAAATCGGCGGTTTAGTCGGAAATTCTACGGCAACTCAGAACGTAGATCTAAGTGCAGATCATGTGGATTTAACATTAAGAATAGGAGATCCTGCATTTTCAGATACTCAATGGTGGTTAGAGTGGTATGTCTCAACAGGAACGACGGCGACGGTTGCTACGGTAGCTGTTACATATAATAATAATACTACCCAAAACATAACTATAAGCATTCCGGCTTCGTGGGCTGCTGGTAGGGCAATTCCAATACTTTCCGCTTCTACTGCAAAATTTATTAAAAGTATCGAAAGCGTTCGATTATCAGTATCTACTGGTACGGTCGGAAATTTTGGAGTAACTTGTACAAGGTCAGTTTTTAGTTTTTCGTGCGCTCTAGCGAATAGCTCCGTTGTATACGATTGGCAATTAACTGGGCTTCCAGTAATAAATAATAGCGCCTGCCTTACGATGATGGTTTTATGCGGAAGCACTTCTACAGGTATAATATATTCTACTATGAAATTAGTTCAGGCATAATTTATGAGATTACGAAACCAACTAACAAATTTTAGACGCTCTGATTTTTCATCGTTTTCTTGGAAAATTCAAAAATTTGAATTTATGTCAAACGGATTTATTAAAATATTTGAAAATAACGAATGGAAAAAATAACAATTTGGATTTACGATGGTAATAATTGGAAACTACATCCAATATATGTTTATTAACATAATAAATTAGCATATATTTGCTGAGAAATATTTAAAGACTAGGAATATTATAATGACTATAGTTGATAGAGATTTTAACTACTATGAAAAAATATATGTATCATGGAATGATTTTGGTCAATCATCTTCAGACGGTTATGCAGCAGATGTTTTTTTTCAAATTCGCAGCAAATACTATAATGATGCTAAATGAAAATGAAACAGGTATTGTTGAATATAGCTTTAACGGCAAAAATTTACACGGCGAATTAAATCCAGATTTACCAACTAAAGGTATGACTTTTCAATATAGACCAATTGTAAGAATATGGTTTAGGGTAAAAGCCGGATCTTTTGGTCCAATTGTAGTGAGAATAGATGGTTGGTGATTGATATATAATATATAGGAGAAAGAATATTATGGCTAACGAATTAAACATCGATCTAACTAATCCAGACAATTTAAATAAAAAACCTCTAACCGAGCAGGAAACAAGAAAAAGGTTTTTAACATATGCTAGATCTATTGGAAAAGAAAAAGATCTTCTAATTCTATTTTCAAAATATGATAAAGCATTGCGCCTTTGTAATTCAGAATCAGAAAGATCTGATATGGGCAAATATGCTTGTTATGAAGTATATGCAGTACTAGGAAAAGGCGACAAACTATTTGTAAATAACGAACTTATATACACGGATAGTTTTATAAAATAAGAAATAATATGAATATAGAAAATGATTATTGCGGCGAAGTTGTATTTTTCAATACAAAAAAAGGATATGGCTTTATATCGTGGTCCAAAGACGGGGAAAAACAAAAAGATATTTTTGTTCATTTTTCAGATATAGATCAATTAGGTTTTAAGAATTTGTTAGCAAAACAGCGAGTTACATTCAAAATAGGCAAAAATAATATCCAAATAGATAAAGCGGTAGAAGTTAAAGTATTAACTTAACTTTATTAAAAATAACCGACCTTATGAAAATTGAAGCTTGTTCTGGAGACAAGCTATCTCTTTTAAGATAGTTGCAATGGGGGCAGCAGGATACAGAATTTTCGACTGTATATCCTAAAGCATTATTTTTTCTATCTAATCCTACTCCGGTTTTAGCTCCCGATAATCTGAAATAATCATTACAGTAATAACAAGGTTTTAAAATTTCTTTTTTAAACTCTTCGAAAGTTAACGAAAAATCTCTATCCTTTCGCTTACTTAAACATACCGATTGAGAATATCTCGACGATAGTTTTTGAGAAAAAGCTCTAGCATATTCAATGTTATTATCTTTGGCTATTCGTTTCGGTAGAGCTACATTCATTTCTTCTGATCGATCTATCTTATACAAATGTTTGTTGAGATCGTAGTAATTATTAATATCTTTTAGTTTTTCAAACTCTTTTTTATTATAAAAAATTAAAGACTTTAATGCTGCTTTAAATATATCATAAGATAAATTATCGCCTTTTAAATAATTGCAGAAAGCGCAGCATCTAACAATATTATTCGATTGATATCCAAGATCATTATTAATTCGATCTAATCCGGAGCCAGTATTTTCTGTGCCCTTAAAATAATCAGAACAATAATGACAGGGCTTTGTAAGTAAAGCTTCGTACTTTTCAAAAGAAAGTGTGAACTCGCCTAAAAAATTTTTTGCTCTTTTTTGCGCGTGTTCGTATCTTCCTCTCGACGTTTTGTTCTTTATATTGGAATGAATTCTATTATATTCCAATTTTTCTTTTTTTGATCTATTTTCCATTTCTTTGAAAGAAATATGGTTTAAATTCAAAATGTTATTGTTTCTAAAATCGCTAGATATGTGCTCTACAATCTCTGGATTAATTTTGTTGTGAATAATCCATACAATTCTGTGTACCTTTGCTTTAATTTGATTAATACTTTTGAATGGGCTATCTTTTGGATGCCTAGGCAAATATATTTTTAATATCCCAGCTTTATTTAAAAAAGTTTGAATTGGATTTTCATTAAAGAATAAATTTCCATCAACTTCGATTATATTAGAGTAAATCCAACTTAATTCTTCGAATGTAAAAATTCTGTCTTGTCTGGAATCCATTATTTATTTTTTTAGGAACGCGGACACTATTTGTAGTATAATTGCAACGAAACCGCTTATCGCTAATATCTGAAACTTAAATAAATCCTTGGCAAGATCTTCATTAGCTTTAACAATTTTTGCCAAGTCCTTATCCATATCTTTATGGCTATTCGACATTCTCTCGTTTTGCTTAAGTATGTCTTTAAGCATTTCTATAATTTCTTCATTTTGATCGGCAACAGCAGCCTGTAGTTCAACAGCTTTGCTGTTAACTTGCATCATCATATCTATATCTCTTTTATAGATATATTCTGTTACGTTCATAATGTCTTGCGGCATATTACCTTATGTTGCGGATACTTGCTTTTGTTGTTTTCTTTTTTTTATTTTCAATATAACTTTTTCGCATTTTTCTTTTAGATCATGATAATCTTCTAATGTTTGCTCAGAATATATCTCATCATTATCTTCATCTTCTACATCTATTAGAGGGTGTTTAATTACTAGAATTTTAGCTTTTGATTTGCGTGAATTGTTATTCATATTTCGTATGTTCCTTATTAATCTAATTCTGAGTTATTATCTGCCATCTCTTCTTCAGATATTAGCAGTTCTTCGTAAACCTCTTCTTTAAATTCTACAGTAGATAGTTGTTTATACGGAAGTATTGGTTCTAATTCTATATCTAGTGCAAGATCTTGCTTTAACTCTGGAGCAATTCCTCTTACAAAAATTTTATCTCTTTTTTTAAAGATAGACCCTGTTTTTGCTGACCAATAAAGCTGATTCTCGGTTAACAAATAGTGACGTCTGTCTAGTAGATTTATTGAAGAATATGGTTTAATAAACAAATTCAAGTCATGTATATTTACAAGCATGTTGCTAATATTTGTAATCCAAAATTGCTTTTTATCCATAATCAAATAAATGCCATGATATTAATATTATCATATTAATCAGAAGGGCGTTTATGCATATATTAAATTATACTCCAGGAGCAAAAGCCAGTATATTTTTAGAAGTGACTGATGGATATTCTAATACAAGAATAGACACTTTAAATATTCCTATTGTCAGCTCAATACTTCTTCCTGATTTTACCAATGACGGATACGATGGATATTCGCTTCCGTTAACTCAGCTTGATACCGGCTTATATGCATTTCAATTCCAAATACCAAGAGGTGCAATTTCTGTTGGAAGCTATTTTATAAGCGTAAGTTACGTTCATCCAATTAGTTTTGAAAATTGCACTCAAGGATATCAATTAATAGTATCGGCTCCTTACGGGATTTATGCAACATCGGTTCAAACAATATGATTAAATTTCGCGGACAAGAAACTGATGTAACAGAACAAATAAATCTGACCGTTTTATTTAAAGATCAAATGGGAAATCCAATTGATACGGATAGTTTTCCTAAAATTTCTATAGTTCAACCGTCTGGCGGTTTGTTTTTAGCTCCAACTTCCGTTGGAGTTTCAAGGCTTGATACTGGAAAATATGGATATACTTTAACAATTCCATATGCTGGTCCATATGGAGCGTGGAATGATATTTGGGTCGGCTTCATAAATGGTTTCAGAATAGAAACTACCTTTAGTTTCGTGGTTTCTGGCACGCAAATACCATCTATTAATACGGATGGTTATTCACACCTCGGAGACGTAATTGGGCTAAACTATTCTCAGAATGCAATTAAAAATATAAATATATTAATTAGAATGCTTAAAGCAAGATTAAATTCTTCTGGTAAGGCGTTATCAAAAGACAAGTACGGTAATGATATCTATGTTGACTGCGATATCTATACAGTAGATACCTTAGTAAGTTTTCTGGCGATGGCTTTAATGGAATTTAACGCTATTCCATATTTCACCTTTTTTACATTCGAAGATGATCATTTTATTTCTCAGTTCGGAACTGTATTAGTTCAATCTGCGACATTATTCGCTTTATCAAGTATGGCTCTATTAGAGAGAGGTAGAGAATATAATTTTACTGATAACGGAATTTCATTTACGCCGCCAACAGTTTCGGATATGATGAATACTCAATATTCTTCAGAGCTTACAAATTATTGGGAAAAAATAAAATTAATTAAAAATTCTTTGAGACCATCTCCAATTGGTCTGGGCACCTGGTCTGCTACTGGCGGAAGAAATACAGCGGTTGCAAGACTTAGACACTTGCGAAGTGGCAGATTTTAATTAAAAATTTTTGATATATAATCTTGTATGCAAAACAAGTTTTTAGATAAAATAACAAAAGACCGGCTTGTTAAAGATCTAACCGCACTAAAAAGTGCAAATAAAGTAGCAAAATATTATGGAGTTAGTGTCTATAGTATAAAGAAGGCTTGCAACAATTTTTCTATAAATTATAAAATAAATAGAGATCTATCTAAAATATTGACATACGACGTTCTTAAGCAAGGGTATGAAAAATTACAATCAACTAAAAAATTGGCGCGAGAGCTATTTGTTGATTGCGCGGATATCAAAAAATATATGGACATTTTTAATTTGCCATATAAAAAGCAAGTTATTCATAGTTGCGATCATGACTTTTTCGAAAAAGATAATGAGACGAGTTTCTATTGGGCGGGCTTTATAGCTGCGGATGGGTGCGTATTAGCTTGTACTAAAAATAAATCTATTCCAAACGTTTTGTCTTTAGGACTTAAAGCGAGCGACTTTAATCATTTAGAAAAATTAAAAAAAATTTTAAATGCTAGCAATCCAATTAACTTTAAAAATAATAGATGTAATGGTACTAGTAGTTGTGAGTTAAAAATAACTTCGAGAAAAATTTGCAAAGATTTGAGTAGATTTAATGTTGTTATGCGTAAAAGTAAAATATACGATATTCCTACTTGGATTTTAAGCCACGAATTACTGCATCATTTCATAAGAGGATACAATGATGGCGATGGGTCTTTTTATTGGATCAGGAAAGTAAATAAATTAGATCAGTTGGCATTCTCAATGAGGGGCAATTCTAATTTCTTATTAAAGATAAGAGAGGTTTTGGAAAATAAGTGTTGCTTAAAACAAAGATCTAAGCCTATTAGGATTTCATCCGGAATGGGCTTACTAGAATATGGCGGGAACTTAATATTGAAAAATATAGTAAAATACTTATATGAAAAATCTAATATTTATTTGGATAGAAAATTTAATATCATCGAATACTTAGTCACCTAAAATTTTTTAAATTAATTGCCTTCTCAACAATCTTAATCATCTGATTTTCTATATTAGATGATAAATTTAAAATAAAAAATTTATCTAATTCAATTAATGGCTCCCTATCTACGGATAGATATACCAAGCAGTTTGAAAACTTAGACGATGAGTATATCGTATACCTCATATTTTCCACTAATAAATTGAATTTAAAATCTATTATTTCTTTGTTTTCAAAACTGAAGCTAAAACTACTGCACAATGGACCGCATTTTGCGCAGTAGAAAAATATTTTCTTATTTAGTGTAAATCTACTCAAGCATAGCTGGCTATTTATATAGCAATTTTTACAGTCTATCGAAAGCGCCTGTCCCACAAGTGTATGGCATATTATTTAGGCAAATCAAGCATTACCTAAATAATATTTACAGGCGCCTCATGACTAACAAAGCCTACCTATAATTGATTTTTTAATTGGATCAAATCTCTCGACAAAACCTGAGGGGATATATAAACTTCGAGAGAATTTATTCGAGAGTAAGTTTATTGGGGAGAAGATCTGCATCGCATTATAATCACATAACATGTATATGGAATCAGAAGATAAAGAACTCCCTCTACATCTTGTTAAGAGTATAGATAATAAAGATCTTACTAAGATACTTGATACTATGAGAGTCTTCCTAAAGAAGGAAGAAGGAACTATTAAATTATTTAAAGAGTATGATATGTCTATCGATGAAATCGATTATATTCCTATGAGGTTTGATGACATTGATGTGTCTGCAAAAACATCTAAGGGAATAATTATATTTTCTTTCGCTCTACTTCAGGATGCTGACTTCTTTGAAGATTATTCTTACGCAAGGCACGAGCTTGTTCATTATGCTCAGCAAACAACTGGCAATGGTCCTACAAAAAGTTTAGATGACGAAGATTATTTAGAAAATCCAAACGAAATCGAAGGATTTCAACATCAAATAGAATTCATACATTCTCATCATGGCGAAGATAAAGCCGAAGAGTATGTTAATGATTTATTGGAATATCACGACCATCCAGAAAAAGATAAGAAAAAACTAAAAAAACTTTTAAAAAATAAAATATAATTATGCCCTATTATCTTGATTACGTTAGAGTTGGATTAGAATCCGTTAATAACCTTGGAGATGGAACATCTTTCAATATTTCTTGGTTTGAGGCAAAGCCTTCAAATACATTGAACAAAATAGCATATCACATATATTACGCTATTGAAAAAGAAGATGTATTTAGAGAAGGTGTTAAATATGTTTCAATTACAAGAGATTTAAATGTAAATATTATTGATTTAGACCCTGGTCAAGAGTATTGGTTTTCCGTAAGACCAGTCGAATACTCTTCATTATTAAATTTAAATAATTTGCCAGACGCGCATGATAATTTAAAATATTATCCAACTACAATATTAAGATCTAATATCTCAGCAAATGATTTGCTAATTCCTGTTTTAGATACATTTGGATTTACAAATTTTGATGTAATAAAGATCGGATCTGAGCTTATTGAAATATCATCTATTGATATTGTAAATAGCAATTTCATATTAAATAATATATCTCAGCGCGGAATAAATTCAACAACACCTAGATTTCACGATATTTCTGGCTTTGATGGATATCACACATACTCTCCAACAATAACGATGTTTACTCCTGGAGAAGCAAATACTTTTGATAGAATTTATGCTTCTCAAGCAAGATTTGAATATCCAAATTTACCGTATACACTTATAGATGGGTACAAACAGGTTGTAAAAGATTTATTGACGACTGATCTATCCGTTGCCGATGAAACTAATACCGGATTTCCTGGCTATGATTATTCTGGATGGCACAGAACTGACCCTAAACTAATTCTTGGAGGAATATGTGTCGGAAGCTACATTGGTGGCGAAAGAGGCTGTATAGACGGGTACGGAAATTTTAATAGAGTACGTGGACTCAATGCCCAAGACCAAATAAATCAAAGAGAAGAGCTACAATTAGAAGTAGTTGGAAGAGTTGCCGTCTTGCTTAAAAGATCTATGACTGGTAATCGATGTTCATGTTTTTTGGCTAATTCAGAATATCCAGATGACCGCTGTGTATTTTGTAACGGGGTAGGATTTTTAACTCGTTATGAACAGTTCTTCAATCAAAGAAGATCCGATGGAAGAATTTTGGTCCGCGCAGATCCAACCGATGAAACTTTAAAAATGCAAGAAGCCGGCTTGGAAAGCGAATATCCATTAAAGCTTTGGACGTTAGCAGCGCCCACTATTAAATCTAGAGACATAATAATACTATTCGATGAAGCTGGTAACGAAGAGTTTAGGTACGAGGTTTTGTCAGTAACTAGAAATTCGACATTCTTTGGCTTGACAGGTGCCCAAAAACTTAATTGTGCCCGTATTCGCAAATTCGATCCGGCATATCAAACCAATGCATTTGATAATACATCTATGCTGCCCGAGTGGTCCAACACATCAATAGGATCGGCAATACCAGCAGTCATGCCACATGTTCATAAAATAAGAAGAAATGAAAATGATCAAACTACATGGGAGCAAAATACCCAAATATCCCAAGGGCACGTTCACGAGGTACGCACTGTCAACGGACAACTGATGGTTATAGAAAATATGGGACATACTCATAATTTAACATAAAAATATGCCTCCAAACATTCCAAATTTTATACCAGGTAGAGGTAGAATAGCTGCCGATTTATATGAATTTAAAAATCATGTTGACGGTTATAGCGGTAAGCACGAAGCGCTAGACATATCAATATCTGATACAGCCTCAGTACTTGGTAATGCATTAAATGTTGAAGATGCTATTATAAATTTAACATTAGCAGCCAATACTTCTAGTCAAACCTTTGTTACTTTAGGCGACGGATATGATACATGGATAGATGCAAATGGAATTAATAATTATAACCCTTTAATACCAAGTATTGACCTACTACTTAATCCAATATTCTCCGCAATTATAGGTAACACTTTTTTACCAATAAAATTCGAAAGACTGCGTCGTGGAGGAGTTATAATTTTAAAGTCGGGAACTTATATTGTAAAGCAATCAATATCAGTTCCAGCAGGAATTACTATAATGGGCGAGGGGTATGGTACAAAAATAATAAATGCAACAAATTTAGATTTTTCAAATAATCCACCACAGAGAAATGTAACATCTACTGCAAATCCAGTATTTATAATAAAGCAAGATAGCGGTAGATCTAGTACATCAGACCAGCAAAATGTAAATATTGATAGTAGACCTTTCATGTTTCAAAAATGTACAAAATTAATTAATTTATTAATTTCAGATAACTTTGTCGAAGAGCCAGTATTAGGAGATAGTTATTGGAAGCTACCTTTAAATATTGAAGCGAACAAGCCCTTGATAATGCAGGAAAATTGTTCTAATTTAGAACTTAACGGAGTGTACTTATTAGGCAAGTCTTTATTCGGAAATAATTTTCCGCTAGCTAATATAATATCAACTTATTATGCAATATCCTTGGATACTAGCGTTAACGTTGCTGCAAATATTAATTATCCTCAAACTTTGCTTAAAATAAATAATTGTTTTATTGATAATTTTGCACAACCAATTAAATTTAATGGAATAAATGCTGGAAATGACTTATTAGAGGTATCTAATTCTAAAATAAGAGGATTTGGATACGCTCTAGGTAACAATATATCGCCAGTAACTAACTGTATATTTAACGTAAATAATAACTCCATTATAATAAATTCAAATACTATAGAAAATAAAGGACTTGCCCTCAGATTAATTAATTATGAAAATAGATTTACCCCAGTTTCAACAAAAACCGGATTTGGAATAATTTCTTCTAATTTATTATTTGGAATATTTACGTCTAACCCCTCTTTAAGCCTAATATCTTTTGTTGGAACTGGTAATAATGAAGATAATATAATGGTTAGTATTTTCGGAAATTTCGGAACAAACGGACTCGTTATTAATAATGGACCAATTATTAGAAATGGCGTAAAGGTAGTCAGTCACCCTTACAGAGTTCTCGCTAGAGACTCGATAGTACTCGTAAACGGATCTGTTCCGAAAACTATAACGATACCATTTTCTGGAGCTCAGGGGCAAGAATTAATAATAAAAGATACAGTTGGCAATGCTGGAACTCACCCAATTACAATAATTTGCTCAGGCACAATCGATGGGCAATTTAATTTCGTAATTAATCAAGATTACGGATCCGTTAATTTGTTAGCTCTCGAAGGCGTAGGATGGAATATAATATAAAGGAACAATATGGCTTATAAAGTAAATCCGCCAGCAACGGTAGGCGCACCAGGAAACTTGTCTGCAATCGATAAAACGAAAGTAGATAGCTATGATCTTACAAATGCAGCATTTTCATTTTCGCCCCCACGTACGGTAACTATAATACAAGCGGCTACAGAATCTTATCAATTAAATTCAAGCGGGGTGGTTGGTTGGGGAGCTTCTGCTATCATGCCTTCCAATTTTATAGCACAAATAAACAATCTACCAAATGCGCAACTAATTATAAATTTACCAATTCTAAAAAATTATGTTGGATCAAATTTAGTATCTATTAGGATTCATTATATTATATATGGTTTATTGAGAACCCCCGACATACACATGAATTGCTCTATTGTTACGAAGCTATTTAATTCATTTGCCTCTACTATAGGATTTCAAAGCTTGATCGCCGGATATAACGTTCCAGTATTTGGCAACTTAACAAGTGACTTAATTTTAACGAGCTTTCCTGCATCGCCCGCAATTCTTGGTGATAGAATGTATTATTTAGTTGTTCAAGGTGAATCGGGAACAAACTCCATTCCATCCGCCGGTGCAATTTCATATATAGAAATTAATTTATCAAACGTATCTAATTATTTCTTATTAAGATAATAAATAATTTGTTGCTATTTTAGCATTCAATATAAGGGAAAATAATATGGATCCATTTTTACAATTTCTAACCTGGCAGTTCGTTCTATTTTGTATGTTTATATTCGGAATAACTTCTGTTATAAAAAATATAGTCGAATTTACTTTTAAAGACGCGCGTTCTACAAGGTTATGGTCTTCGTTAATACTTACAACTCTGCCATTATTTTTAGGAGGGGTTTTAGGTTTCTTTTTAAGAGGTCCTTTCCCAGAAGGTATTGATAACCAAGATAGTCAAGTAGTATTTGGAGTCGTAGCAGGCATGTTTTGCGGAACATTATATAGAGTTCTTAAAAGTATGCTAAATGCAAGGCTTTCAAATCCAGAAGAGGCTGAAACAGATTTATTAAATTCGGTTAGAGATAGTATCAACGCCGATAGCGCATCAGTAGTTACTACAACTACAACTAGCGTTCCAGTAATCGATGGCGAGCCAGTCATGCCAATACCAACTCCAGTTGCAGTTGTTCCAGCTGAAAAAAAATAAGTTAAGACTTAATATTAAGGCATTATTTTGAACTTTATAAAAGACAATAATGAGTAATTTTCCAAATCAAATTGATACAGATTTAGAACTACCCCCAGTAAATGACAACATTACTGAAGTAGGTGGAGATGCTATTAATGCCGTGCGTGACGCTATATTCAATATAGAGACTGAAATAGGTTTGGGCGCCTCTGGAACTAAAAATTCAATTAGCGAAAGGCTTGGAGTTAGTATTAATGCGGATGGTACCCTAAGCTCATCAGCAATAACATCTTCCGGACTTATATCTCTTCCAATATATGACTATCATATTTCATCGGCAGCTGACATATCAGAATCTAAACTAAATCTAGACCATGCAACTCAAGACTTATATAATAAGCTTCTTGAAATAGAAGGAAATGCTTACACGTCATTATCTTTTATTTCCGATACTGGATCTAAATTTGAGCCGCACCTATCTGGATTTATTTACAGGCACAAACTATCGGACATAGATGTTGGGATTACTGCTAATTTTTTGAAAAATAAAAAGAATATAAATCTTGATAACTCAAATTCATATAATTTATTAAAAAATATAAACAAAAATTTTGTTGCCCATGAAAAAGCGGATGGAACAAATTTCGGAATTGTTGATCCAACATCACCTTCGGTTGGAACGGTTCCTGCAGATAATTACGCTCACGTAGCAGATGGCATTTTTGTAAATTCATCAAACTTTTCATACATACCACAGGATAAAAAATCTCTTCAAGACGTTTTAGAATTCGTTGATAATTCTAATATATTCTTGCTCGGAACTAAAATACAAACATTCTTCTCAAATGGAATTTCAAGATCTTCAAGATCTGCTACGGTAGGTAGTAATTTTTCAACTAATATTATTTTAGATACAAAAATAAAAACTTATTTGCTTAATAATAGCTCCAATCTTCCAGTAGATAATATTGATACTGGTGATGATATTATCGAGTTTTTGCCAAATACACCATTTTCAACAAATGGATATTTCGATACAATGTTTCAGCAAATAAAAATAGGAGACATTGTAAATATAAACTATTTTGATGGATATGGAAACGGTCCAGATGGATATGGATCTCCATTTTCAGTGCAAACAATGGTTAAAGAGAAAAAGCCTTTATCCCCAAATTCACCGCAAAGATATGTAATTAGAGTTAGCTCTAAAAATTTAACATCTGGAAACTTCTCCGCGCAGGTTTATAAAAATCCAGTAAATACAAATAAGTATGGGGTTTTAGCAACGGCTCAAGCAAACTCTCCAACTGGATCCTTACCATCATTAATAATAGGAAATCCAAGATCTGCACAAACCCTAGGCATAGGATTTGAGCCAGATCAAATCGATGAGTTTCATTACAATCTTTATCTAGCGATATATGCAAACGGCAATCCTTTAAGCTCTTCTAAAGAGTTAGTAGCAATAGATATTTCCGGAAATAAAGGATCTACGCCTGGTTCATACACACTATCATCTGTGGTTGAATCTACCAATAACTCATTAAGATTAGCTGGATTTAACTATAGATTCATCGCCTTTTCGCATAAAGGTGAATTCGGAATAATGATGGCTGATCCAATAAACGTTGCATCATTTTCAATTATCTCTGGGTCTTTAGACGCCTCTGGAAACTACGAACAATCTTCTTCAAATTCTTTTTATCCAAGAAATGTTGTTGGAATTCCCGGATTTGACTTAAGCGACGCTTTAGGATTCTCGCCGTCTGGGTCAGGATCGGCATCGCCAAGGTATTCGCTAACTGCATCTGGGTCAATAACTACTTTAGTTGCTCAAAATCCAACCAAAATATTTTCACCTCTCATAAGAAATTTTGCAAATGTCAATGGTAATGAAATTGAAAAATTTGCAACTGAACCGTTCCAAATAAATGACGGATACGGAGAATCATTTTGGAATGCCAAAATAATTGGAAAAACAATTATTCCAGGAACAAGAATTGAAACTACCTATGAGGTTCAGCAGGACCTTTCAACATCATCACTACAAGTAGGCAAAACATTATCTGTAATTTCATCCAATTCCGTAGATAGCGGAAGATTTTTTATCAAAGATGTTGTATTTAATGATTGTGATTGCGATGGTTACGGAGGAATAACTAATATAACAGTTTTCGATAGCGTTCATGGTACGGGAAGTACACCGTTTGCAAATGCAGTTATTGGAACTGATGTTAAATTATACTTTGGATCTGATAGCGTAGCATTCAGCTCTGGAAATGCATCCGATCTATCGCCAATTAATACATCATTCAAAAGATGGTTTGAAATATATTTGAATGTCAATGGCAAAACATTATCTCACGAGCGCGCGCGTTTAAGTCTTACTTCAAATATTGCTGTAAATTCAAATATTCTTTACGCTGACCCTGAATTATTTGAACTAAATATAGTTTCAGTTAGTCCAAAATTAAAAGGATATTCTTACGGAAGCGTTAATAAAGTAAATATTCAAATAACAAATTATAATCAGATAACGGGACAGTTTTCAGGATATTTATGCTCATTTGATGGCGTAAATATTAATAATATTGGACCACTCGCTTTTGGGGAAAAGGGGCAGCCCGTAAGATTTTACGATCAGTCCAATATTGATTATGTTGAAATTTTAATTGATAATTTATTTTCAGCCACTTCATGGAGCTCCGCTAGAAAAATCGATATACAATTATTCCCAACGCTTCAATTTAATGAAGAGTTGATGATTTTAAGCACTGTTCAAGTAAATGAAATAATTAAAAAAATAAATTCATTATCAGATGCGAGGCAATTTGGAAATGTAAGCGAAAGAAATTTATCTACTTCCGCATTAGATTTTATTTCTGCTGGAAATAAATATTTAGATGAGAACGGACTTATTAGTGGATTTCAACTTCTTGAATATGAAAATATAATTAATCCAAATCGAATGCAAATTTCTGGAGGAACAGCATTAGTAAATGGAAAATTCGTTCAATTAAATTCTGAATACGTAAATCTTCCTATTTTAAGAGAAACACTTGTTCCTTATTCAGGCTCACTTTTAACAAATGATGTGGAGTGGATACTTTGCGTAAACGATAAGGCTGAGTATGAGTATGTTGCATTTTCAGACTTTACGCTTCCAAACTCAAGCTATACATCACTTTCATTAGATCACCAAAGAATGTTTTACGTTTTAAATATTAATGATACCGCGGCATCACCATATATAGTTCGCTCATCATCTTGGTCAGATTTGGTATCTTTAGATTATAACAAAAACCTAACACCTATTTTAATAGTTAAACCAACGCTAACATTAGATACGCCTTCCTCTAAATTTAGAGTTACCGGAGCTCAGATAAGCCCTGCACAGAGATACATTGGAAAAGGTTATGGAGGATTAGATAATCCATTTATTCTTGGAAAATCTATAAAAGACGTGGCAACATTAAATACTTGGTTGTCAAGACTAAACTCTTATTCTTCTGTAGAAAATTCCGGACATAACTCATATTCGACTGAGGTAAAAATAAGGGATAATATATTATTAACCGCAACTCCTCAAAACTTTAAATTAAAAAATAAAATAAAGTATATTGGAGATGGTGGTAAATTAATTGTTGATTTCCCATCTGCGCTAGTATATTCTAATGTTGAATTTGAAAATGTTTATTTCGATATACTAAACCCATTAGGTATCGTATTATTGGGAAGCGACATATCATTCAAAAATTGCGTATTTAACTATAGCCTTTCTCCTAATACTCTGTATAGTACAGACGCATTAAATAATCCTTTAAAAGCGGGAATTTTTTGCAATCTCAATGGCAAGTTAATTAAAAATATTACAATAGAAAATTGTATATTCAACATAAACGGACCAGATCATCATCCAGGAATATCATTTGTAAGTACTGATGGAACTGGATATCTTGAAAATTGTAATATTATAGGTAATTATTTTAATAACTCTATCTCATCAGAAGATAGAAGGTCTGTAATAAGTTTTGTAGAAACTAGTGTAAATAGCTCTGCATTAGGTTGCGAAATAGTAAATTTGAATATTGAAAAAAACGTATGTGATAAAAATCAAATGATTGTTTTTAGCGCGGATAGAAACGGATCAAGTCAAGTTTTGAACGGATTAGTTCCAATTAATGTAAATATAAAAAATAATATTTGCGGGTCTATATGTTATTTTACAAGAGGGCAAGCAATATCAACATCATTTAATAGCTCTGCAATATTTGATAAAAATAGCATACTTTCAATAGTGGAAAATAATAGTAAATTTATTTTCAGCGGATCTTCTAGTGGAACTGTTGATTTCTCAATAGCTATTGATCAAGGAATATATAGTTCTAACGTTAATATTGAGAAAAACCATTGTAATTGGATGCATTTATTGTTCAAAACATTGATTGCAAATACTTCACCTACCCCAACATTAGATGTTAGTAATAATTATATTGTGGCATCAAACCCATCATTTTTAATTCCTTACTCAACATCTGCCATACTAAATAATGGATTTATTTTAATAAATGTGAATGGAACTTAATGGATATTAATATAAAAATAAGAGGAAATACGATATCTGAAAATCCCAATGGTGGATTTGGTTATACACGAAATGTTTTAATTGACAATGGCGAAGGTATTTTATTTTCAGAAAATGCTTTGTTGGGACTGTCAGGATCTATTGAGATGTTAAGGGTAATCGGTGGATCTATAGATATTTATAAAAATAAATTTATAAGAGGATCAAGAGTAATAAGTCAATATATTTTTTTTCAAGGAGGCTCGGTTTTAGCAAAGCATCAAGTAAAAGAAAATTTTTTTGATAAGTCTACAACAAACGATTTGATAGATGAAAACTTAATTAAGTCATCTGCTGTTCAAAATTTTAATACTGAAATTTTTGTTTCAGATAAAAATAAAAATGAAATATATACTAAAAAAATTCCATGGAATACGAACATATCAGATACTATTAGCTCGTCCATTCGTAATGGAGCATTTGT